GGAATACAAGGAATTCAAGGCACACAAGCTGCTCAAGGAACACAAGGAATACAGGGTATTCAAGGAATACAGGGAATACAAGGAATTCAAGGCACACAAGCGGCTCAAGGTACTTTTGGGACACAAGGCACACAGGGTATTCAAGGAATACAGGGTATTCAAGGTGTTATTGGCCCTCAGGGTACACAAGGATATTTTGGCTCCCAGGGAACACAAGGAGTTCAAGGAATACAGGGAACACAAGGTGTTCAAGGTACTCAAGCCGCTCAGGGAACACAGGGATTCCAAGGTATACAAGGGGGCAATAGCTCACAAGGATTAGTCGGTGCACAGGGTATACAAGGTATTACAGGAATTCAGGGTAGTTATGGATTTCAAGGAATTCAAGGTATACAAGGTTTCCAGGGAACACAGGGTTTCCAGGGACATTATGGTAATCAAGGTACGCAAGGAACATTAGGTTTCCAAGGTTACACAGGAACTGCCGGTTCAACAGGATCGATTGGTCCGACTGGTGCTCCGGGACCAACTGGTCCATACGGCCCCCCGGGTCCAACTGGTAATACCGGCGCTACTGGCCCGACAGGGGCTACTGGCCCGACAGGATCGACAGGCAGTAGTGGACCTCCAGGCCCAACTGGACCTACTGGACCTACTGGACCAACCGGAGCAACAGGTTCCCCAGGTCCATACGGCCCAACTGGCGCAACCGGACCCACAGGCTCGAGTGGCGGACCAGGCCCATATGGACCACCAGGCCCATACGGTCCACCAGGCCCTACTGGTGCTACTGGAGCATCTGCTTATTACTACACAGGAGCAGTTGGGTTTGGTTATCCGGGAGATGGTGCTACTAGTGTATCAATTAGTATCAATATACCTTTAGGGGTAGGTATCGGAGTTGCTTCAGTTGGGGCTATACCATATTTTGTTTGGTACTCTGGCGGCAGCGAATATTGTACTTTTGCAAATGTAAACACAACATCGCCAGCGTATCATCCATACGTTGTAGGTAATTCTAATAACGCTGATTCAACAGACAACACACAGTTGACTGCATATTGGAGCGGCGGGGCTTGGCCTTATAGTGGGGTTTTTTATGTTTACTGTTAAAATATAACTTAAATATATCAAAGGAAACATCATGGCAGGAGATTTTAAAGTTTATATTCTTGGTGAGTTACATTCAGTCCACGACGATCGAGATACCGCACATAATACAATCATGGATATGATTAGATCTGGAGAAATTCCAATGGGAGTAGCTGGAATGGAAATACCCCCACCCCCAGGCGGAATCCCAGAAGGCGGATATGTAATAACAGGAACTAATGCAGTTACTGCTACTTTTACTACATCTAGTTTTGGACTGGCAGCTATGGCCGCGTTAAACTATATCTAATCAATAAATTATCAGCTATCCTGGTTAAAGATAACTACTTATATATTAAGAAAGATCTATATGCGCGGAGAATGGTGTTATTTTAAAAGTCATTTCACTCCAGACGAGTGTAATACAATATTACAAATTGGGTTGACTTTACCAGAACAAGATGCAACTATTGGTGTAGAAGGTGCAATTGTAGATAAGGATGTTAGAAAAAGTAAAATCAGATTCATTCAAAAAAATGATATTCGTTTTGAATGGCTGTTTGATAGACTTTGGAAAATGGCAGTACAGGCCAATGATGAATGGTTTAATTTCAATGTTTCCAAAATTACATACTTGCAATTAGCTGAATATGATTCGTCCTATTTGGGCGAATACAAAATACATAAAGATGTGTTTTGGGTTAATACTGATCCAAAATATCATAGAAAATTATCATGCATAGTTCAACTCAGTGATCCCGCTACATACGAAGGCGGAAATTTTGAACTACACTATTTGTCTACAAGTTATCCAGATGCTAATGAAATTCGTCAGCAAGGATCGGCTATATTTTTACCTGCATTTATTGATCATGCCGCAACACCTGTTACAAGTGGAAAACGATATTCTTTAGCCGCTTGGTTTGATGGGCCAAAATGGACTTAATCAATTAAGTCTAAAAGCAACTCCAATTTAGCTCTGACTGCACGATTTCCAAAACTGTTCTTTACCCCTTGATGCAACGGTTTTGGCCAACAATCAAAACTACACCAAGCATACCCAGCATGCTCATTGTTTAAGTGTGGTATGAATTCTTTATCAACCATTAGCACATAAGTATTATATTGAAAATTTTGGTCATTGCTTGTAAATAATTCTAAGGGAATAACTTTCTTTATTTTTGGTGTTACACCAACTTCTTCACTAATTTCTCTATCTAATGCATCATACGGAGTTAGATCAGTTGGTTCTTTTTTACCACCAACTAATCCCCAAGTTCCTGCTGTTTTTCCCTGTGTACGTAATAACAATAAAAATCGTTTTGTATCTTTGGCTAAAAATAGTCCGCCACTACATATGATTTGAGTTACAGAAGCAGGCTCCACTGTTCTGGACTGTATATCCCTTCTATGCTCTTGCTCCATTGATTGTTTTCCCATATGTACTGTATTCCTGTATATGCATTAGTTATATAAACTACATTCGTGACAGTTGTACTATCGAATATAACACTCCAAGCTGACCCTGACCATTGAATTATATCATTAGCTTTGGCAGTAAACCCAGATCCGTTGCTGTTTAACCAAGCCATTGGACCTAATGTAGATACTGAATTAATATCTTCTAAAATAAGATATCTTGCTCCTGTAGGTACGTTATTAGGTACAAAGGTGTCTGGATTAATTATAGCATCAATCGTACCTCTACTGTCTAATGCAGTAGTAATTGTAGTATTACTTGGAAGTGTGTCAAAATCAAAGTTTAATTGCATTTGTGTATCATCAATTGGGTTTAACGACACAGTCGCCATTAAATCAATACCAGATGGGGTAGTTAACGATATTTGTGTCAACCCTGCTTTAAATTCTCCAGGATAAAGATCTAACAATGCGTACCAACTTGTGCTGTTTGATGGTTGAGACGAAAACTCTTCACCAGTCACTGCTCTATTAAGTATTAGTGATGCAGTATTATTTAAAACTAATAATTCGTAATTTCCTGGAGTAACTACAGTCTTACCTACAGCATTACCTAAGTTAGCATACACCGCATCTAAGTCTCCATAATTTGCAGCAATTGTTCCTGGTTCATTACTGAATATATTAGAAATAATTTTTGTAATTATACCTAACTTTTTAACCTTTGCCGGTGGGGTAATCCAAATTGGACTTGTAAATGATAGAGATGCAATATCAATATTTTGATCAGTGCCTTGTGGAATTTGCCTACTGGACCAAATAGTACTTGCAAGTTGTAGGACTGTTAGACTTGTCCAATCAACAAAATTGTCAGTAGTTTGTAATTCTAAACTAGGATTAAACAACACTAAAATTTGTTCAAGTATTTGTAATTTTTGATCAGTATTGGTTGACCAGATGTCAGCAACAAATGTAAGTTTATACGGGCTAGGCATAATGCGTTCGACAGTATACCCAGCACCTTGTACATATTGATATTCACCAGTAGCAGGGTCTACTGCACGTTCACGTATTTGTACTTTGCTAACAAACGTAGGATCTTGCAAACGACTTTGTTCGTATTCTAATCCCTTAATATAACAAGCAATGAATGGAGCGGCAGGGATAGTATTTTCTGAATTCTTTTTCAATGTACTGGCCGCTTGACGACTGGGATCACCATACATAACTGGTATTTGATGTAACACTCCATTACCATCTTGATAACTGAAGTTACTCATTGCTCTAATAAATTGTGTCAAATATCTTCGTATTTGACCATCGTAAAAATGATCCATTTTTAATTATCCGCTTTTGGTCGTAGTGCTTTGCTAAGTGATTGTCGCTCAGTAATAGTTTGCCCGTTAATTGTGGCAGTAGTCGTATTGTTAATAAATCCAGTCTTTTGTGTTTGTCTAATCTTATCTCCAGCAAATACTCCTGTGGTAGTATCTTGTGCACCAAATTCATTCATAGTCATTTGTACGTTTCTATCATACATTAACCAGTTTACGCCATCATATCTATACAATACATTTGGGTAATAATCTGTTCTTAAACAAAAAGTTCCTTGTGCAGGATGATCTGGAAAAGTAATTCCAGATATAAATGGAGCACCATTTGGGGGAATTCCTGATCCAGTCATATATCCAATGTATAAATTTTTACTAGGAGTATGTAACACTATACTAGCATCTAATATTGCTTGGTCGATACTTGCATCATCATACATATCACTGGCATCTGCATAATCAACTAATCCAGATTCACGTGTGGGAATAACATAAAATCCTGTTATATCATAGCCACTGACTGGGGCATCTAACATTGCTTGTTCAACAATATTATCATTAATTTTAATACTTTGATTATACGTGCTCAATAAATCTCCTAAAGTACTACCATCACCGTTACCGCTATCAGCATCAAGTATTTGTTTGTATTCCTGACTGTCAATTAATGGAACACATTTTGCTTTAATCAAATGAGGATACCAAGTAACACTAAACCCTGCTGTAGGACGACTCACATCCTGTACTACATAAAACCTTTTTAATGCCACAATGTGATCATCTAATGCGTACTCATCTTTTAGGTGTGGTAATTCAATCACATCACCTGGCATTATCTTTCTTCCTAATGCTTCCACATGACTACGAAGATGCAAATGCATCATTATTGTATCATTTTGTAAAAATAAACCAAATTGTGTTAAATTAAAATCTAGATCCTGCATTTGATAAATGCCACGTATAACATAAACATCTGGATCATATTGTCTATCTCTATTCTCCATGAAAAGTACGTCCTGTATCCCTAACTCTGGGATAGTATTTGTACCGGTATTTGCAGGAGTAGTGGGAGTAACATTAGTGCCAGTAGATGATACAGGTCCTAAGTATTTGTGAATTAAACAATCCACCCCGCCCACTTGAAACCGTTCATTGACAACTCGGTCAATAAACTTGAAATCTTTGCCCTTTTCGGGTCTATAAAGTGACAATCTTGGCATATACCTATTTATGCTAAATATCGTTATGGACGATACAACTCAAGCACGACAAGAAATTGTAGATTATATCAATTCTTTCCTAGGCGGATCGATGGTAGATGTAGAACTTGAACCAAAAGATTATACATTTGCAATTGATCGAGCACTGGCAAAATACCGCCAACGTAGCAGTAATGCTGTTGAGGAAAGTTATGGTTTTATAGATACAACGGTAGATACTAATGAATATATTATGCCTAAAGAAGTAGTCAGTATTAGACAGCTTTTTAGACGTAGCATTGGATCACGTACAGGTGGTGGGGATGGTGGCAGTTTATTTGAGCCGTTTAACTTGGCTTACAGTAATACATATTTGTTAGCTTCAACCAACATGGGTGGCTTAGCCACTTATTATGCCTTTGCTGGTTATCAAAAGCAGGTCGGTAAAATGTTCGGTAGCGATATTAATTTTGTTTACAATTCTACTACTCATACACTGACACTACAGCAACGTCCATATGCCAGTGAGCAAATTTTAATTTGGATGTATAATTATCGCCCAGATTTTAATTTATTATCAGATGTATACGCAGGGCAATGGTTAAAAGATTACTCGCTTGCCAATGCTAAAATGATGCTAGGACAAGCTCGCGACAAATTCCCAGCTATTGCTGGACCACAAGGTAGTAGTGCACTTAATGGTGCCGCACTTAAAACTGAAGCCAAAGCCGAAATGGATCAATTAGAATTAGATTTGATCAATTACAAAGAAGGCTCAACTCCCTTAACTTGGGTAACTGGTTAAAAATAATACTTGACATTGTAATAATAAAGTAATAATATATAGTATCGCAGGAGATGCTATGATTATAGGTTTTGTAGGTTTGATTGGCGCAGGTAAAGATACAGCCGCTGATTTTTTAGTAAATTCACATGGTTTTAGGCGAGACAGTTTCGCTAATACACTTAAAGATGCTGTATCCGCAGTATTTGGTTGGGACAGAACACTACTAGAAGGTCGT